CAGTTAATTAAACGCTAACCGAAAATAACCCATGAAAAAGCAACGCACCGACTCAATATCTGGACAAGTTACAGCCATGCAAAATGCATCGCTAGGTATGATTAAGCCGCCTGCACATATAAAGCTGCGCGATGGTGATATTGACTTTTGGAATTCCGTTGTGAGCGCGCGCGCGAGAGACACTTGGAATAATGCAGATTTAGAGAACGCCGCAAACCTTGCTAGATGCAAAGCTGATATTGAGCGACTGCAATCAGAAATAACAAAAGAGGGCGACATTATCGCAAACGATCGTGGCACTCAAATTATAAATCCAAAACACACTTTACTTGAAACACTAAGCCGCCGCGCCGTTGCATTATCGAGAATGTTGCACGTACACGCAGAGGCTACAGTTGGCAAGTCAGAAGATGCTGCCAAGTCGTTACAAAGCCAAAATGATGCAATTAACAACCGGATTGATGATGAACTCATACAGAGGCTTCGAGTAATAAATTGACGCGCGGTGAAAAGGTTATCGCATTTATTGAGCGATACTGCATAACGCCAGAAGGCGTGCATGTAGGTAAGCCAATAATACTGGCAGACTTTCAGAAAATATTTATATTAGATATTTACGACAATGAAAATGGAACGCGCCGCGCTTATTTAAGCATCGCGCGCAAGAATGGAAAGACCGCTTTAATCGCTGGCATCATGTTGGCACACCTTGTTGGGTCTGAAGCTAGGCTAAATAGCCAGATTATCAGCGGCGCTAGAAGTAGAGAGCAGGCCGCGCAAGTTTTTAACTATGCATCAAAGATGGTCATGCTATCTGACAAGCTATCAAAAATAGTTAAGATAGTGCCTAGCGGTAAAAGACTTATAGGATTACCGCTTAATGTTGAGTATCGCGCATTAAGTGCCGAAGGTAAAACAGCCCATGGGCTGTCACCAGTTCTAGCCATACTTGATGAAGTCGGTCAAGTAAAAGGCTCGCAAGATGATTTTATAGACGCGATAACTACAGCGCAAGGTGCACACGAATCGCCATTGATGATGGCAATTAGTACGCAAGCCGCGAATGATGCTGATTTATTCTCGGTATGGCTCGATGATGCTGAAAATTCAAACGATAAGCGCATTGTTTCACACGTTTACGCAGCAAAAAAAGATGCTGACGTATTAGACAAAAAAGCTTGGGCAGATGCTAACCCAGCGATGGGAATATTTAGAACGCTTGAAGACTTAGAAGAGCAGGCAAACCAGGCAAGCCGTATGCCTAGCGCTGAGAATACATTCAGAAATCTGTGTTTGAATCAGCGGGTTTCAACGGCAAGCCCGTTTATATCAAGTGATATATGGAAGTCATGCGGCGGTGAAGTGGCCGAATATAAAGGCGAAGATGTTTTTTGCGGTCTAGACTTATCATCAAGAAAAGATTTAACCGCGCTTGCTATCATTTGGAAAAGTTGCGACAAGTGGCAAGTTAAAATGTATTTTTGGACGCCACAAATTGGATTGACAGATAGGGCAAAGCTAGACCATGCGCCTTATGATGTCTGGGTTAAGCAAGGGTTTTTAAATACAACGCCCAGCGCTACAGTAGATTATAAATATGTCGCTTACGACATAGACCGAATATTAAAAAATTATAAAATTGTATCAGTTGCTTATGATAGGTGGCGCATTGATATTCTGAAAACAGAATTTGACGCCATTAACTCAGCATTGCCACTTGTTGAATTTGGCCAAGGCTACAAGGATATGTCGCCAGCGATTGAATCGCTTGAAGCTGAATTGCTTAATAGCAGGGTGGCGCACGGTATGAATCCCGTATTAACGATGTGCGCTGCTAATACTGTCATAATAAAAGACCCAGCGGGGAATAGAAAACTAGACAAGCAAAAATCAACTGGCAGGATTGATGGCATGGTAGCCATGGCCATGGCCTTTGGAGTAGCTGACATGAATCAACCAACAACAGACATTAACGAATTTATATATAACCCAATTATTGGCTAAACATGAATAAATACCTATTAGCCTTTATCTCATATTTTGGGTTTGGTGGCAAGGCGCTCAATATAGCCAGCGGCGTGCAATCTGGCACTCCTAGCGTGAGCTTGATTAGTGATGTACCTAGCACGTCTATTGATGCGGCCTTGCAAATATCGGCAGTATGGCGCTCGGTTGAAATACTATCTAAGCTAATCGCTACTATGCCATTGATGGTCTATGAGAACCAATCCGGCGGAATGAGAACCTTGGCCCGCGATAGCAATTTGTGGTTATTGCTACACAATAGCCCGAATAGTCGCATGACCACCGTTGAATTTTGGATTTGCATGCTGCTTAATCTGCTACTTCGCGGCAATGCTTATGCCAGATTACAGCGCAATGAGATCACTGGCGAAGTTGAGTCTATGTGGCCCATGCCAGCCGACCAGGTGGAATTTAGAATTTTAGCTGACGGTACAGAAATATATTTATATAAAGTTGACAACGACGTTGCCGCGCTCGCGACTGAGAACGTATTACACATTAAAGAGATGGGAAACGGCATTATAGGCTGGTCACGCTTAGAATATATGCGTACCACGCTTGGTGAAAGTCGAAGCGCACAAAGCGCCGCAAATAAACTTTTCGACAGCGGCGGCAAACCTACAGGCATTTTGATGGTAGATAATATTTTAAATGCCGAGCAGAGAAAGGCGATACAAAGCGGCTTTGCTGAAATGGCCACAGGTACAACTTCGCGGCTTTACGTGTTAGAAGCTAACATGAAGTACGAGCAGATAAACTTAACACCTGAAGATATGCAATTATTAACTACCCGCCAGTTTACTATTCAGGAGATAGGTCGCTGGTTTGGTGTACCGAGTATTTTGCTTAACCAAACCGAGGGAACAACCACGCTAGGCAGTTCCAGCGGTGATATTATTGATAACTTTCATAAATTAACCATACACCCCATGGTGGTGAACATTGAGAAAGCAATTATTAAACGCGTGTTGACCAGCGCGCAACGGGTACGCAACACCATAGAATTTAGCATGGATTCCTTGCTGAGATCAAACTTAAAAGACCGCATGGAGATATACGCAAAGGCGGTACAAAACGGAATCAAAAGCCGCAACGAGTGCCGCCAGCTTGAAAATGACGCGCCGTTTGACGGTGGCGATGTTTACACAGCGCAAAGTAATTTAGTACCAGTGAATATGCTCGGCAAAGTTGCCGCTTCTGGCAGTAGCGCCAGCGCCCCAATTCAGCAATAAGGATTAAACATGGAACACAAAACTCTCAATTTAGAAAACTGCGAGATTAAACTCGCACAAGATACTGGCACGTTTGAAGGCTACGCATCAACTTTTGACAACGTAGATAGCTACGGCGACACTATAATTAAGGGCGCTTATAAAGACACCTTAGCGAATAATGGCCTGCCTAAAATGTTAGTTTTGCATAAATCGTATGAGTTGCCTATTGGTAAATGGCTGGATGCCAGTGAGACTGCTAAAGGTTTATATGTTAAAGGCGAATTAACCCCCAATTTAAGCATGGCAAATGACGTAAACGCAGCCCTAAAACATGGCACTTTAGACGGCTTATCAATTGGCTATGCTCTTAAAAAAGGTGACTACGCACCAAGCGACAAGGTAGACGGTGGGAGAATCATTAAAAAAGTCAGCATATTATCTGAAATATCACCCGTAACATTCCCTGCCGATGGCTTCGCACGCATTGATTTAAGCTCAGTTAAAAGCGAGCTTGAATGCATTGAAACAATCAAAGAATTTGAACATTACCTGCGCGATGTTGGTAATTTCTCACGTGACCACGCAAAAATGCTGGTTTCACAAGCCAAAATCTTATTTGGGCAGCGTGACGCTGGCAATGAGACATACGCAAAATCTATGCAGGAACTGCAAGCCCGCCTAGAAAAACTAGCATCAATCAATTAAATTTAGTTATAACTCCCACAAACAAGCCCGCCTATGCGGGTTTTTTTATTTTAAGGATTACAAAATGGACATGAACGATTTAACACCCGTAATGAAACAACTGGACATCATCGAAGCCAACATCAAAGCACAATCTGATAAGGCCGATGCTGAAATTAAAGACTTAGGCAAAGCTTCAAGCGACACCAAAACCGCGCTTGAGTCGCTTGGTTTAAAACAGCGAGAATTAGCTGATGAGTTAATGCAAATTAAACAAAAACAAACCGCGCCAGGCGCTGAAGAAAAAACAGACGAAAGTTGGGGCGCGCAGTTTGTTAAATCAGCTGGCTACAGCGCATTTTTAAGTGGCAGCCAGCAAAAAGCCAAGCTTGAAGTTAAAAACACGCTATTAGGCTCTGGCACGAACGTTGCACCAGCGCGATCAAATGGCATTATTTCTGGCGCTTACCAACCTTTAACTTTGGAGGCATTTTTACCATCCACCCCAACAAGCTCAAATGCGATTGAGTTTACCCGTGAAAATGTATTCACTAATGCCGCCGCAGAAGTTGCTGAAGGCGCAGCTAAGCCAGAGTCTGCATTAACCTGGATTTTAATCAATCAACCAGTATCAACCGTAGCCCATTGGATAAAAATATCTAAGCAATTAGCGGCAGATGCGCCAGCGTTAGCGGCTTACGTCAATACGCGCATGGCATATGGTGTAAATTCAAAAGTTGAAACCCAATTAGTGGTTGGTGATGGCACCGCGCCGAATATATCAGGCATTGCTGATGGCAACTTCACAGCACATGGTATTGTTGGTGCGGCTTTAGGTTCAACGCTTAAAAAATTGGTGTTAATTCGTCAAGTATTAGCCGCCTCTTATGCGGCTGGCTGGCCTGCTGATGCCATCTTGCTAAACCCTGCCGATTGGGCGGCGATTGAGGTTGAATTGATGACCACAGCGGCAGGTCAAACACTATACAGTGTTAGCGAAGGCGGTACTCCTCGATTGTTTGGTTTGCCAGTTATTCAGTCAATCGGCGTGGTGGCAGGTACATTCTACGCTGGCGCATTCGCTCAAGCGTACATGATCCACAATCGCGAAGGCTTGACGATTGAAATGTCAGAAAGCGATTCTGATAACTTTACCAAAAACTTAATCACTATTCGCGCAGAACGCCGTTTGGCATTGGCAACTGAACGCCCCGCGGCAGTTCGCGGCGGCAGCTTAACACCAGCTTAATTCTTAGCATCGAATCTGGCATAGCTTTTAACAAGGCTATGCTGGATTAAGTGTTAATTTATGGAGTACAAAAATGGTTAAAGTAAAAATTAAAGCTACGGTAATCACGGCGCAATATGGCACGCTCACTAGTGGTGATATTCTAACCACTAACGCAGAATTTGCTAAGCACTTAGTCGATGATTGCGGCGCGGCCGAATATTTGGCAGTAGTTGACGTTAAGCCAATGACCGAAAAACCAAAAGTTAAAAAATAAGCATGGCAACTGTTATAACCCCGCCAATCTCCGAACCTATCACGATAGATGAGGCGCGCTTACACTTACGGGTAGACCATTGCGACGAAGACGAGCTTATTAACACACTAATCACCGCCGCCCGAGAACAAGCTGAACATATTATTGGCCGCGCGATTATGCCGCAAACATTAGAGCTTGAATTAAGCAGCTTTTCTGGCGATATTACGCTTGAAAACCCGCCCATTGTGAGCGTTGAAAGCATTAAATACTTAGACGCGACAGTCGCCGAAATAACGCTTTTAGCTGGCGATTATGTGCTAACAAACGGCTATATAAAACCAGTAACGGCATGGCCATCGGGTAGCGCGGTAAAAGTGCGCTACGTTGCAGGTTATGCCGATGCTGAAAGCGTACCCGCTGGTATTAAGGCGTGGATTAAATTAGCAATTGGCACTTGGTATGCAAAACGCGAAGGCATGACAGCTGACGAAAAGGCGCAAACCTTACCGCATGGCTTTTATGATGGCTTGTTAGATAGATACAGACTATGGCGCTTGTAGAATTGCCAAAGGCAGGCGAATTAACCCGCTTAATCGCCATTAAATCACAAACTGATATGCCTGCTATGGGCGCGGCGGTTAGCCAAGAATTTACTTTAATGGGTGAAGTTTGGGCTAAACATCAACCCGTTGGCAATGCTATATTTTATGGCACCAAGCAAGTAGGCGAAAACGTCACCGACCGCTTTATTGTTAGGCGCAATAAATGCGTCAATGAACAAACGATTACAGCTAACCACGTGATTGAGTTTGATTGTACGCGTTACCGCGTGCGTAGAGCGTCAGACTTAGGCGGGTTGAGGCAATTCACCAGCATCGAAGCTGAAAGGTTAGGCCATGTTTGATTTATATACCACGCTTGACGGTTTCAGCATAATTGACTTTGATAAAAAGAAAATTCGCGCTGCATTAAGGCTTGAAGCCACGCCAATCAGGGATTTGGCGAAAAAAGCAGTTTCACACCGTCAGCGATCAGACCCGCGCATGAATCCAGGTTCACGTACTGGCTTGTTGAAAAAATCAATTAAAGCCAAAGTTTCAAGAAGCGGGTTTTTGGTTGCTATTGCGCCATTCAGAATTGGGCGCATGAATAAAAACAATAACGCATTTTATCCAGCATATTTACTATACGGAACTAGAGACGGAACGCTAAGGCCCCGTAACAACTACATTGCTGACGCATTTAATGCCAGAAAAGACCACGCGCGTGAATCGATTAAAAACGCACTAGAAAACGCATTGATACCACGCAAATAAAATGATTATTGAGATTGTAGAGGCATTAAAAGCGCGCACTATGGCAACTTTTGAAGGGCGCATCGCAGGCGCGGCAGAGTTTGCCGTGATTGAACCAGATGCAAAACTTACCATGCCGTGTGCGTATGTGATTTTGCTTGATGACGCAGCCGAAAAAAACAATTCGGAAAATGGCTATTCTCAGTTGATACAAGATAGCTTTGCCGTGATTGTTTTACTAAGTAATGAAGAAGACGAAATCGGTAAAAGTAGTATTGCACATATCCACCCAGTTAGGAAAGTGCTAAATAGCGCTTTATTACTATGGAATCCAGATGCGGACCATGGCCCGATTGAATATAACGGCGGGCAGCTATTAAGTATTGACCGCGCGCGGCTGTATTATCAGTTTGAATATTCAACAGATACGCTACTTGACGAATCAGACACCTGGCAAGGCATAGAAAACGTCAACTTACCACCTTTTGAACGCCTGCATATTGATGTTGACACCATTAACCCGCATGACCCGAACTTAGGCGCAACGGGGCCAGATGGCAGAATAGAAGCAAGTTTCGATGTTGAAATACCACAATAAGGAAAGATTATGTTTATCAAACCAGTAGCAAACAAACAAATACCAGACACTGTGCGCGGTGGCTTTTTACCGCCAGACGGCGGCAATGTTGACGATAACGACATATACTGGCAACGCCGTATTAACGATGGCGATGTCGAAATAACAAAACCAGTTAAACAAAAAATCACCGATTAACTACTTTTAATTTTATCAAGCCACCTTCTGGTGGCTTTTTTTATGCCTATAGGAGGCAAATTATGGCCGTTTCATTTAATACAATCCCCTCAAATGTACGTGTACCACTTTTTTATGCTGAAGTTGACAACTCGCAAGCTGGCTATTTTAGCCAAGCCCTGCGTACTTTAATTATCGGGCAAAAATTAGCGGCTGGTACTGGCACAGCTGACGTGTCTGTGTTGGTTTCACGTACCGACGAAGCTAAACAGCTTTCGGGCGTAGGCTCTATTGCCGCGCGTATGCATGAGATATACCGCGCAAATGACGCCGCCGGCGAAGTTTGGATGCTGCTAGTTGACGATTTAGTTGCAGGCACGGCGGCGGTAAACACTATTACCGTGACAGGGTCAGCGACCGAAGGCGGAACGCTTAACTTATACATTGCAGGGCAAAAGCTACAGATTGCGGTTGTAACAAGTGACACAGCGACAATCATAGCGACAGGCATAGCGGCTGCTATTAACGCCGCAACCAGCCTACCAGTTACAGCGACAAGCGCGGCAGGCGTGGTAACAGTCACATGCCGACACAAAGGCTTAGTTGGTAATGATGTTAAATACCAGTTAAATTATCGCGGTACGGTAGGCGGTGAAAAAACGCCAGCGGGCGTGAGCCTAGCCTTTGCACAAACCACAGCGGGCGCTGGTACACCAGTTTTAACTACAGCATTAGCGGCACTAGGTGATGATGAGTATGATTTTATTATCCACCCGTACACAGATTCCACTAGCCTTGATGCGATTCAATCTTTACTGAATGATACAACTGGTCGATGGGCGTATAACCGTCAAATTTACGGTCATGCGTATTCTGCAAAATCTGACACCTTCTCCAACTTAGTGGCATTTGGCCTAGCACGCAACGACCAGCATGCAACTATTGCAGGCTATGAAACAGGCGTGCCAAATCCAATCTGGGAATATGCCGCCGCTTATGGCGCACGTAATGCCGTGTTTATCTCGGTAGACCCTGCAAGGCCAACGCAAACAGGCGAACTTGTAGGTATTTTACCAGCAACGCCTTCTAACCGATTTATTCGCACCGAGCGCAGTACGCTACTCAATAGTGGCATTGCTACCAGCATGATTGGTGGTAGCGCGGTTCGTATTGAGCGCGCCATTACCACCTATCAAAAGAACGCATGGAATCAAGCCGACCCTAGCTATTTAGATTCTGAAACCTTACACACTTTAGCCTTAGTGATTCGCCGCTTGCGCTACATTGTCACGCAAAAATACGGCCGCCATAAACTGGCTAACGATGGAACGCGCTTCGGTGCAGGTCAAGCGATTGTCACGCCCGCCGTAGTTCGTGGTGAGTTGATTGGCGAATATGCAGAGCTGGAAGATCAGGGCATCGTTGAAAATGCCGAAGCATTTAAAACCAATTTAATTGTAGAGCGCGATGTCAATGACCCTAATCGCTTAAACGTGTTATACCCACCTGATTTAATCAACCAGTTGCGCGTGTTTGCGGTATTAGCGCAATTCCGCTTGCAATATCAATCTTAATTAAAAGGATATAAATCATGGCATCAGCTCCAAAAATCGCGGGTACTTGCTACATTAAAGTAGACGGTGACCAACTAGAAATTAAATCAGACAGCGGCATTGAAGCAACATTATTCGATGTGCAGCGTGAAACAATCATGGGTCAATCTGGCGTGGCTGGTTTAAAAGAAACCGCCCGCACGCCAATGGCAAAAGGAACGTTTATTCTTGGCGCTAACTTTCCACTGGATAAGCTAAACACCGCTACCGACATGACCGTTACCACTGAGTTTATAAACGGCAAAGTTTACACTTTGACAGGCGCTTATGTGGTTGGCGAATCTAACTTTAAATCAGACAGTGGCGAAGTTGAAATTGAATTCAACGGCATCAAAGGTATTTGGGCATAATGAAAATCACGCTTACTAAACCCGTTACCGCGCATGGCGAAGAAGTGACCGAGCTAGACCTCCGCGAACCAACCGCGCGCGATGTACAAGATTTGGGATTTCCTTACATCGTCATTATTTCAGACGGTGGCGAAGCGATACAGCTGCAAGCGAAAACGATAGGCAAATATGCCAGCCGATTAGGCGGCGTGCCACCTAGCACCATAGACCTTATGAGCGCTGCCGATTTAAGCGCATTGTCTGGCGCGGTGATGGGTTTTTTCGGGGTGCAAGCGGGGATTTAACGCAGTTTGAAAATATGGTTTTTGAGCTTGCTTACTTTTGGCGGGTATCACCTGAAGCCATATTAGATTTGCCGCTTGATCGATTTAACACATATCAAAACCAAGCAGAACGCATAGCAAAAATAAGGAACGGCGATGGCTGATAAGTTTCAACTAAAAGCAATATTAAGCGCGGTCGATAAAATGACACCTACGCTTAAAGGTATCGCTAAATCGGTGCGTATTGTGCATAAGTCATTCCGCGATATTGGCAATGCTGGCGGTGAACTAATGCGTAAAATCGGCGTGCCTGCCTTTTTATCATTCAGCGCGGTGAGCTATGGCGCGATACGTGCGACTAAAGCCGCGCTAGATTATGCTGGCAGCATACAAGACGCCAGTGAGCGTACAGGTAGCACAGCGCAAGAATTCCAATCTCTTAGTAATATGATGGGCTTAGTCGGTGGCACGGCTGAAGATGCAGAGATGGCGATGACTAAGTTTAACAAAGGAATTGCAGAGGCAGCAAGCGGGGGCGATAAAAACTTTTCTGGCTTAATGAAAAAACTACATATTCCATTAAAAAATGCGCAAGGTGAAATAATCAGCTTAACAGATGTATTGCCACAATTAGCCAAGGGATTTTCTCGCAACGCTAATCCAGCCTTGCAAACAAGAATGGCAATGGAACTATTTGGTAAAAGCGGCACTAAGCTAATCCCAATTATGAACGGCTTAAATGACGGTTCTATCTCTTTAGCGGCCGCTATGAAAGCCGTAGTAAGTAATGATGAAATCTCAAGGCTAGATGATGTAGGCGATTCAGTCGCTATGCTTGGCACTAAAGTAAAAACAACATGGACAAGCGCCATTGCTAAAATGGCACCTGCTATTGAGCCTATTATTAAATCACTTGGTGAATGGCTAGATAAAAATCAAGAACTGATTAAAAGCGGCATTGTTGAAATTTTAACCGACATTGCAGGCGCGCTTAAAGAGGTTGATTGGAAATCCATATTTAAAGATATACGTGAAACAATAACAGACATTAAAGATTTTATTAAAGCGGTAGGCGGCGTTAAGACTATCATCGTAGGCATGGGATTGGCTTGGATTGCAGGGCCAATAGCAGCTATTGGATCAATTATTGGCGCAATATGGCGCTTACGTTTAGCATTTTTCGCGCTTGGCACTTCAGCTACAGCGTCAAGCGCGGCGGTCGCTGGCTCATTTGGCGCCAGTGCATCGGCTGGCATGATTAGTAACTTAGGAATGCTGGCTAAAAGCGCGGGCTTACTTGGCGCGGCGGCAATGGTAGGCTGGGCAATCGGCACGGCAATCTCTGACCATTTACTAAGTGACGAATTTAAAGAGCGATTAGGCAGAGGTATTTCAAGGATTTTATCATCCTTCGGCAATGAAACTGCTACACAGGCATTGATTAACGAAGGGCAGTTACCTAAAGATTATTTAGAAAAACAAAAAAATCAAAAATTAACGCGCTACGGTTATGTGCAAAATACACCAGCCATCAATTCAAATGGCATTACAAAAAATACTAATAGCCTAATTCAAACCAACCAGCAAAAAGTAAACGGTCAAATCACGGTAGACTTCAAAAACGCACCCGAAGGGACTCGTGTTAATGTGGCTAAACCTAGCCAAAATGGCGTTGCTTTAAATGCTGATGTTGGCTATAGAAAGCAGGTTTTTGCCCTATGACCTGGCGTGACCAATTACAAAAAGCGAGTTTTCGCAACGTACCTTTTGAAGTTGAAAGCGACGATGCAACTATTGGCCGCCGCGTGCAAGTGCATGAATACCCACAGCGCGATTTGCCGTATGCTGAAGACTTAGGCCGCAAAGCGCGTGAGCGTAGCATTACCGCCTTTGTTATTGGTGATGACTACCTAGCCAAGCGCGATGCTTTACTTGCCGCTTTTGAGAAGGCTGGCAGCGGTGAACTGGTACATCCATATTATGGGCGCATGACTGTCACAGTGACCGATGTACGCGTAAGCCATACCTTCACCGAAGGCGGTATGTGCCGCTTTAGAGTGAGCTTTGTAGAATCTGGAGAGCTTAATTACCCAGCCGCGATTAACTCTACTGCTACGCAAAGTTTAACGGCCGCTGATGATTTACAAAGCAACTGTATTGCTGATTTTGCTGAAGGTTTTAGCGTAGATAATTTGCCAGAATTTGCCGCGCTTGACGCGGTAGGTGATTTTAATAGCGCGCTAAGCATCATTGAAAGCGCACTAAGCGGCGCGAATGTATTGTTAAGTAATCCACTGGCGGCGTTTACTTCGCAGCTAGGCGACCTAGCATTTAATCCGCTAGAGCTTGCCACGCGCTTTTTTGGCATATTTAATAAGGCGGGCGCGGTGTTTAATAGTGTCTCAAGTCTAGGCGATATTAACGCGCGAAACTTATTAAACACGCTCGGCTTAATCCGTTTAACTAGCCAGTTTAATACTAGCTATAGCGGCGGCAGTACACCAACACGCATTAAAATTGCCAGCAATAAAACCGCTACGCAAGCGCTAATACGACAAGCCTTAATTGTTCAATCCGCTGGTATGGTTGCCAGCCAACCGCTACCCGTTTATGACGATGCGATTGTGTTAAAAACTGAGCTTATCAGCGCGATTGATAACGAGCTAACAACGGCTAACGACACCACTTATTTAACGCTTAAAACGCTACGCACTAAAACGCATAACGATGTAACCGCGCGCATACAAAGCGCGGCAAGGCTAAAAAATATTACCACGCAAAGCGTCACGCCTGCTTTGGTGCTGGCTTATGATTTATATGAGGATGCCACGCGCGATGCTGAAATTGTGGCTCGTAATAAAATACGCCACCCAGGGTTTATACCCGTGCAAAACATGAAAGTTTTAAGCGCATGAACGAAGTAAAACTGCGTGTAAACGGCGTGGATTATGCAGGCTGGCTTGAGGTTGAAATTAGCGCTGGCATAGAGCGTCAAGCGCGTGATTTTAAGCTAGGCATTACCCGCGCATGGCCAGGCGCGAAAGACATTCCGCGGCGTGTAAAACGTGGCGATGTGTGCGAGGTGTTTATTGATGCTGACAAAGTATTAACTGGTTATGTAGACGCCACCCCGATTAGTTACGATGCGAATAATATTAGCGTAGGCGTGACAGGTCGCAGTAAAACGCAGGATTTAATTGATTGCAGCGCAACACATAAAACTGGGCAATGGCGAAACACAAAAATTGAAAATATTACACGCGATTTGGCCGCGCCTTATGGCGTTAAAGTATTGTGCGAGGTTGAAACTGGCAGCACGGTATCTGACCACCAAATTGACACTGGCGAAACTGCTTTTGAATCATTAGGGCGCTTGCTATCCATTAGACAATTATTAAGCACTGACAACGCCAGCGGTGAATTGGTGCTAGTGAATGTTGGTAGCGCTGGCAAGGCTTACACTTCGTTAGTGTATGGCGAAAATATTTTAAGCGGCAGCGCTGGATTAGACGGCAAAGATATATTTTCTGAATACACAAGCAAAGGGCAGCGCGCAGGTAATGATCAAGATTTTGCCGAAGCGGTGGCTGAAGTATTAGCGGATATTAAAAACAGCCAATGTACGCGTTACCGTAATTTAATTTTAACGCAAATAGGCAACGCAACCACTTTGGATTGCCAGCAACGCGTGCGCTACGAGCGCGATTACCGTAACGCGCGTGAGCTAGAAACCACCTACACCGTGCAAGGCTGGCGGCAAGGTAACGGCGCGCTATGGGTGCCAAACTTGCTGGTACGTGTAATAGACCCAATTATTGGCTTTGATAATGAATTATTGATTACAGAGGTAACTTACAGAATAAGCGAAGGCGGCACGATTTGCAGCCTTCAAGTAGCACCTAAAGAGGGTTATATACCAAGCCCGCAAACTACTAAAAAAGAAAAAGCCAAAAAGACCAATAAGGGCGGCGGCGATAAATGGGCAGATATTAAATGAGCCAACGATTATTTAGCCGCATGCTGGCACCGATGCAACGCGCAATCGGGAATATGGCAATGCGATCAACCGTGGTGCTAGTCAATTCTGCCAATAAGATGCAAGCGCTACAGTTAAAAATGCGCGGCGATGAGGCTAAAGAAAATATAGAACACTTTGAGTCTTATGGGTTTACTTCAAAAGCTCACGCGGGCGCGGAGGCTATTACCTTGTTTTTTAACGGTGACCGTAGCCATGGCGTGGCGGTTGTAGTAGCTGATAGGCGCTACCGCTTGCAAGCATTGGCGGGTGGTGAGGTTGCGCTGCATGACGACCAAGGGCAAAAGGTACATTTAACCCGCGATAAAATTTTAATTGAAACGCCGAAAGATTTCGAGGTAAGAGCTAAGAATATCAAGCTACACGCTACCGATAGCTATAAATTTGACGTGAACGGCCAAGGGCAAAAATGGGATGGCCAAGGTGTTGAAACTTGGCAGAATAACGACGTAGCAAAACCAACGCATAATCATGCGCCTCCAGAGATTCCATAATGTTAGCCATTGATGCAAAAATTACCGTTAATGGTGTTGAATCTACCGAGCTAAGTCAAGACGAAAGCTTAAACCGCGCTGTGATTATTAGCATGTTTACATGGCGCCGCGCCAATCCTGACGACATTACCGAAGGCGAAAAAATGGGCTATTGGGGTGATAGCGCCGAACCGCCACAAACTAACGACAAGATAGGCTCACGGCTTTGGCTGCTATCACGTGAGAAAGTAACGCAATCGACAATAAACCGCGCACGTGAATATGGCGAAGAAGCCTTGCAATGGTTAGTTGATGACAAAGTGGCCAGCCGCGTAACGGTGACAACTGAGCGTTTTGGCTTAGATGGGATTGCAATGCTTTGTACCGTTTATCGCGTAGACGGCGCCACACAATTTAGATTTGATAATGTTTGGGAGTATATACGTGCCTTTTAGTAGACCGACTTTAAGCGATTTAATTACCCGCATTCGTGATGGCATTTTTTCGCGCCTAAGTTTTGAACAACTGCGTAGGTCTGATGCTGAAGTTTACGGCAAAGAACTCGCAGGCGCATCGCATGAATTGCATGGACATTTACAATTTATTGCGCAAAACGTGATTTATGACACGGCAACAACTGAATATTTAGACCGATGGGCAGGCATTTGGCTCACCACGCCGCGCATTGCTGCCGTGGCTGGCAGTGGCAACATTACAATTACTGGCGACAACGGCTTAATTATCCCAGCTGACACGGTTTTTATATCGGTTGATGGCATTGAATATGCCACGGTAGCAGATGCAACCATAAGCGCTGGCAGTGCTTTAGTTGGTGTAGTAGCTTTAACCACGGGCGCAAATACTAACCTTGAGGCAGGCGCCATGATTAGCATGGTCACGCCGATTGCTGGCGTGGCAAGTAGTGCGCTGGTCGATAGCAACGGCTTAACGCAAGGCGCGGATTTAGAGGATGACGAAAAACTACGCACTAGGTTATTAGCTAGAATCCAACAACCGCCACACGGCGGGGCTGATTATGATTATGTGAATTGGGCGCTTGAAGTGGCAGGCGTGACCCGCGCCTGGGTGTATCCGCAAGAACTAGGACTTGGCACTGTTACCGTGCGCTTTGTGCGTGACAACGATGCAAGCATTATCCCTGATGCCGCCGAAGTGTTAGCAGTTTACGATTATATTCAAGCATTGCGGCCAGTCACGGCAGTTTTAACCGTAGTCGCACCCGTGGCTGTACCGCTAGATTTTACCATTGCGGCAACACCTAACACGCTAACAGTAAAAGCCGCGATTGAAGCTGAACTCAAAGACTTAATTACCAGAGAAGCCAAGCCAGCGGGAACAATTTATTTAAGCCACATTCGCGAAGCAATCTCATTAGCGGCTGGCGAGAATAATTACATTATGACCGTACCAAGCGCTGACGTGACAAACACCACTGGCAATATGACAACTTTTGGCGTGATTACGTGGGTTTAATATGGCATTAACCAGCGCCGATTATTTACAGCAATTACAAGATTTATTACCACAAGGCCCTGCATGGCCACGTGATCCAGATGCACTGGTCTCCAAGATTTTGTATAACTTTGCCGATGAGTTTGCACGAGTAGATATACGCATTGATGACTTATTAAACGAAGCTGACCCGCGCACTACATTTGAATTATTAACAGATTGGGAACGTGTTTGCGGCTTGCCAGATGGCTGCGTCGGTGAGCAGGATGGCTTACAAGCAAGGCGCGCGGCGGTACTTGGGCGCTTAACATCAATCGGCGGGCAAAGCATTGATTACTTTGAGAGCCTAGCCGCAACCATAGGATACACCATAACAATTACAGAGTACGAAGTGCATGACTGTGAAGATGACTGCGACACGCCAATTAACGACGAAACGTGGGCTTATGTGTTTGATGTAAACGCCGCAACCACCACGGTGCGCGAGCTTGACTGTGAAGATGACTGCGACACCGCGTTAGCAATTTGGGGTAATGCTTTGCTGGAATGCATGATTAATCGATTAAAACCAGCCCATACATTAGCAATTTTTAAATATAGATAAGGATAAAAACTATGGAGAGATATAACAAGGCGGGCGGCAGTGCCACACCACCAACCGCGCCAGCCGCGCCAGCCGATAAATATTACACATCTGGCAACCCTGGCGGCGGAGTACCAGCAACCAAGCCAGGGCCGTGGCTATTTCACATGCTCACGGAAGAAATTCGGGCGGTCGTAGTTGAAGGCGGCTTAACGCCCGATCATACCAATTTAACACAACTGCGTGATGCGATTAAAAACATTTCTGCCAACGGCGACTTTAAACCTAGCGTAAGAATAGCATCAACCTCCAACATTGCAAGCTTATCAGGTTTAGCCGCGATTGACGGAATTACACCTATTGCTGGTGACCGCATCTTACTGAAAAACCAATCCACAGCCAGCCAGAACGGCATTTACTTAGCCGCTTCAGGGGCGTGGACAAGGGCGATAGACGCAGACACAGGCGCAGAGCTTAACGCAGGGGCGGTGGTTTATGTTGAAGAAGGCACGGCAAATGGTAAAACTAATTGGCAATTGACAACAACGGGGGCGGTAACAATTGGCACTACTGGATTAACTTTTTCTGCGACCAGTTTTTTACCCACAGGAACAATCATAGAATTTGCTGGTACAACCGCACCAGCGGGATATTTAAACTGCCCGACAAGTTTAACAAATATCAGTCGCACAACTTATGCTGCGCTATTTGCCGCGATTGGTACAACTTGGGGCGCGGGTGACGGTAGCACAACTTTTGGCCTGCCTTGGTTTCCTGCTGACTACGTCGCTGTACAAGCCAACGCAAACGTGGGTTCTTCAACCGTGGGCGCGGTCATCGGTCACGTTCATTCTTATAACAACGCGGCTACGCGAAACGACATCACCGCAGCGGGTGGAAGTGCAACGGCTGTGGCAGGCGCGGGCAATACTGCCAGTACTGGTGGCTCTGCCAACTTAGCCGCTGGTGTTCGCGTTCTTAGATGCGTTAAATATTAAGGATTAAAAAATGAAAACAGTATATTTATTTGACGAAATTAGCGGCAAATTAACGGGCGAGTATAAAGCGCAAGCATCACCGCTTGAGTCGGGTGTATATCTTACTCCAGTAGCAAGTACAGATATTACTCCGCCAGAGGGCAAAG